AGAAAAGCCTACGTCATCCAAAAGAAATGTCCCGCAGTCAAACGTCTCTGTCTTTCCGTCGTTGGAATTCCAGCTTGTAGGGTTTATCTTGACTCCGATATCGGCACCCTTCTTTGGTCTGTTTGCCCCCATCCAGCTTTTGTCAATATTGCTGATGGTAAGCGTCATGCTGTCAGACTTGCCACTGGCTACATCTGTATAAGTGAATGCCTCGGCTGACTTTGCCATCTGGGCGGCAAGCGACGTTTCGTCCGTTGAAGTTCCACTTGACTTATTGCCGGTGCCTTCAACGTCCGGTATTGTGAGAATTGTTCCCGCCCATATCCAGTGCCCTTTCCAGGAACTTGATTTACCATGCTGCTTAGCAACTTTCTCTATGGTTTCGACATTAGCGTTATATATCTTCAAATATTTAATTCCGCTGCCGTAATATCTTTTTGCTATCGCCCACAATGTATCTCCTGAAACGACTGTATACGTGGTCTTTGCTCCCGCAGAGCTTGAACCGTTCTCCGATACGCTGCCGCCGGTTTTGGCGTTGCTCCCATCGTATGTAATTGTAAGACCGACTTGACGCGGTGCTGCCATATTAAGACCTCCAATCCGGAAGAGTGCTTGCCTCCTTCGGCAAGTCTAAAATAGTAAGGCGTATTCCCTCTGGGAAAATAAAATAATTAAGCAGGTGCTGGTTGTTCGACATAAGGAAGGAGGTATATGTTTCGTCTCCATATACCTCCTTTGCGATACGGTCCCAAACGTCACCTGATATTGTTGTATATACTTTCGCCATAAGCACACTCCTTATCCGAAAGACACACGTCCGTGCGTCTTAAAGTACCGGTCCATGAGTTCTTCGAACTCATCCTGTGATACTCTTAATGCTTCTGTCAGGTCGTCCTTGCTTGGAGTTCCTCCATAGAACTGCAACGTTGGGCTGTATTCAATGGACGGGCCAGTGCCGCCTTCCAGTGTTATGCCGTCAAGCACACTTCCCATGCCCAACAGACGGCCTGTCTGCTCCCAAAGAGAGATAGCGTTCTGACTTCCGTCAATCGGAATAGCCATTTCCGGACCTTTCTCCGCGAACCATGTAAGCTCCGGTCTTGTAGCAAGACCGCCGTCTGCTCTCTGATTGATTTCCTTTGGAAGCTCCCATTCATACCCTTTAAGAATATCTTCTATCCACTGATAGTCCTCGTCGTTGACGATATAGGAACCGAGCGAATAATATGCGGATTGCTGGTCGCCCTTGAAACCAACTCCAAAGCTGCCACGCCTTGCGGTCATTGCCCCGATAAGGTATGCTTCTTCCAGTGTCTGTAAGACACTTTCCGGAACCGCCATACCGGCCGCTTCGTATTTCTGCTTCAATGCTTCTAATTCTTCTACGCTAGGCTCCAGCTCCTCCCAGAGCTTCTCGATAGCTTCCTTTGTTGATTTCTTAATTCCGTTGCTGTTGAACGCATCTTCAATAACAGAGTCGAAAAGCCCCACTGGGTTGGTGCTCCAGCCATATTCGTAAGACGAAATATCTCCCCACTCTTCCATGGCGGAAGCAATCGCATCTTCCATAGCTCCGAATTCGTCGCCGTAAGCCTCCATGATGGTGTCAATCTGAAACTGAATGGCCTTTACTTGCAAATCTCCGGTGTTCTTCAGGTAAGTATCCTCAAGGCCTTCCATTGCTGTATTGTATTCTGCATCAGATAAATATCCTGCATCCTTTGCCGCCTGAACCGCAGCATAATTTTTTGCAAGCGCTTCATCGTATGCAAGCGTAGATTCCTGTACCTGGTCTGCTAATTCAGCCTGTAAATTCTGAAATGCGTCCGATGTCAGCGCTGTTCCGTTTCCGTACTTTGCATCAAGAACGGCTAACGCTCCGGAAAATTCACTTGTTGCCAGGGCTTCCTGAACCGTTGCCATTTGCGCCTGAATCTTCATAATTGCTTCTGCTTCATCGAACTCAAAGAGACCGTCCTCAAAAGCATCGGACACAGCATTACTAAGCTGCGTCCCAAGGTCCGCAAGCTCATCATATTTATCCTGATAGAACTTGTTGACCTTTGTTACAATGTTGGTCGATTCCAGACTGTCATCGTCGAATGCGATGCTTAAATTCAGGGACACTGCATACATGGACTGCTCTGCGTATGCTTGAACGGAAGCAACGTACTCGTCCATGGTTGCCTGGTACGCTTCCTGCTCCTCCGGCGTGAGTTCCATGCCGATGGAAACTTTCCAGTTCATCCTGTTAAGGTCTGCAATATTGCTTTCAATATTGGAACCGATAACGCTTATATCTTCAAATGCTTTCAGCGCATCCATAACGCCGCCTAAGCTGTCAGCGCCTACGATGCGCTCCGCAATAGCCTGTATCTCTTCCATGGAAAGCGCTATGTTTCCGAAGTGCGAAGCAAGGTCGTTTTCCACAAGCTCTCGTTCGTGTAGCTTATATGCAGTAAAGGCAGACACTACCGCTGTAACGGCTGCTGCCACACCAAGAATTGCTCCGATATGCGGCATGGAAAGCAAGGCATTAACAATATGTGTTACTGTCGATGCTATTTTGTATGTCGCAAGCGTGGCCCCGATTCCGGCAAGGATAGATACGATTCCCTTTCCGTTCTTCACAACCCACTTACCTGCTCCTACGATTCCATTAAATACCGGTTCCGCAAACTTCTTGAAGTTCCTCTGCAGTGTCGGGAATTCATTCTTTATATTCTGAATCCAGTCCCCTACGGCTCCGGACGCTCTTAAGTCGTCTGTGAATCCGTTGACGCTCTCCTTGATACTACTGATAACGCCGACAAACGGCTCCTGTAAGTCATCGTATGCAACAATGCCCAGCTCCTTAAAAGCATTACCCATTAGAATTAACTGACTCTCCGTAGTAATGAAACGCTTCTGCGCCTCCTCTTCCAGCGCAAGGTTTTCATTCCATGCCTCGTTTGCTGTTTCGATTGCCTTTCCGAGCAAATCGTCGGCTCCTGCAAGCGAAAGGAACGCCTTACGTGTTCGAATCGTACTGAGTTCCAAATCTTCCAGAATGTCGTAGCTTCCTTCTCCGGCCTCATTCAATCCCTCAATAAATTCGATGATTGCCTTATCCGGATCCGTTCTGAACAGCTTTGCGAACTCCTCTCCGGTCATTCCTGCGACTTCTGCATAATCCCGAAGTTCATTGCCGCCATCTGCTACAGCCTGCTGCATCTGCATGATTAAGCGGCTCATGGAAGACGCACCGGCCTCCGCTGTAAGTCCTACGGATGCCATTGCCGCGGATATACCCATAATCTCCGCCTCCGACAGACCGGCAATATTACCGGCCGCCGCCAGCGCTGTCGAAATATCTATGATTTCGCTTTCAGTGGTGGCAAACTTATTACCAAGGTCAACAACGGTCGAGCCAAGTCTCTCGTAATTGCTGATTCCTCCTGAATCAAATTGCTCCATATTCATGATATTTGCAAAGCGCGCCAGCGATTCCGCCGCCTGCTCTGCTGCCACATTAGTGGAAACACCCATCTTAATCATGACTTCGGTAAATTCTGCGAGAACTTCCTTTTCGATACCCAGCTGTCCGGCTACTTCCATTACTTCTGCAATTTCAGCGCCGCTGGCAGGTATCTCCCTGGTCATGGCTAGAATGGTTTGACGGAGCGCTTCGTATTCTTCTGCGGTTGCCTCTGTGGTTTTCTTTACGCCTGCAAATGCTGATTCGAATTCTACGCCAACAGCGACCGATGCGGCAGTTGCCGCTCCGATTGCAAGGGTGGCGATGCCAGCCGCATCAGCAATAATGCTAAAGCATTTTTTCCCCGCCTTCCATGCGTTATCGAATCCCTTATCAAGCTTTGTGAATGTAGTGTCCCACTTTGCCACCGTTTTCGCCAACTTCGAGTTGGCGGTCGTTAAGCTTGTGTTGAAAGATTTATCAATGATACCGGCTATTCTTACGGCCAGCTGATATTCTTTTCCTTTCGTCGACAATTTCCGCCACCTCCTGTATGGTTTTCAATAGCTCCATTACAGACATGGATTGCAAATAATCAATCCCTGTCTGTAATGTCATCGCTACCTGAATAATGATTTTTCTAAGCTTTGCCGTGTCGGAAGGTCTTATTCCGAGCCGAATAAAAAACCCATGACACGATTCTTTACCTTCATCATTTCTCTAGGCGGTAATGCCATGAAAAATTCGATAGGAAGTTTCGCCGCTCTTGCCGCAAAATGGCAGGCATACTCAACGGAAACCTCCGGCATAACGTCGATACCTGGAGAGGTTCTGTTCATAATCTTATTAACTGCAATCATATCTGCAGCTGTTAAGTCCTCCATGCCGGAAAGGTCAACTTCCGTGTATTCCTTTCTTTCGAAGGTAAAAGGCTTTTTGAACTTAACAACCAGCGTGCTTTCCTCTGTCTCTTCATTCAAAGAGGCGGTATTTTCTACCGCCTCCATCTCCATTTTTTCCTTATCCATTAGCAATAGCTCCTCACTTTCTCAAGAAGGTCCTTACCGTCAACGATAAATACGGAATTCAGCTTGTCGTATTCAAGCTTTGTCTTACCGCCAACCTCGATAAGAATATACAGGATTTCAAGTGTTACGCTTGCATCCATCTGCTTTCCAAGTTCGTACTTACCCGGCGTGAAGCTCTTTAAGCGGCCGCGCTCTACGATACGCATGCCTTTGTAGTCCACTGCTCCGGTTGCCTTCACTGTGGACTGTGCGGATGCTCTGAAAGTAAGGTCTACTAATTCAGAAGGATTCATTAACTTAAAGATATCTTCGTCCAAAATACGGAACGGCACCTCCTGAGAAATGCTTCCGTACATACCTGCGATGCTCGTATCGTAGGTTCCAAGAATTCCGGCGCCCTGTACTGTCTCTGTGATTGCATCAAAGGACGGAAGGGTAACGGAACCGGAAACGCCCACCAATACATTGCCGTTATGGTAAACGTTATAGTTGTTAATGATTTCAGGAATGTTTGCCATTGCGCTCATGATTATTCACCTCCACCTAAAGCCGTCTCAATCATGGACGGGTCAAATTCTAAGATATTTAAAATATCTTCCGCCGGTGTGTATGGTGCAAGGTACTGTCTGAAAACAATCTTACCGTCAATTACATTGCCGATCGGATTATCTTCTCTACTGAACACCATCTTGATTCCGGCACACTTGCCCTGAGACACAAGGCTGTTACCTCTTACATTTTCGCTGTCAATAATAGACTCGATTAAACGGTAGTTTGCCGGGTTATCAACCTTGTTAAAGTAAGTTGTAATGAAGCTATTACCCCACCAGGAGAAGAATCTGCGGCAGCAAATCCATCTGTCCTTCGGATCAGTGTTGCCCGGATAAGCTGCTGTATTATTTCCCCATGCCTTGAATACCTCAAAGTTTACCGCTGTCACAACGCCTACAGCACAAAGCTCGTTGGCCTGAAGGGTATCGAGATTAACCTCTGTACCGTCTGCCAGAACAGTGGCACTGATATTGATAGGTCTGTTGGAAGGACTAAGGTTCGGAACACTTCCGTTTTCGAAGTCTGTATGCACCGCCATGGCTGCATAAATTGCAGAGTAGTACATCTTTCTTCCGGCATACTTAACCATCGGCCACACTGCGATAGCGTGCTTGCTGGTGATTGCGTTCTCGATTTTTACCTTCTCAACATCGGTGTACTTCGTAGCGCCTGCTTCGGAGCTGTCAATATCAACTACGCATTCACACTTGAATACGCCGTTAATGTTGGCACACTTTTCCTGCAGGGAAAGTCCTACGTCTACCTTGTGAGACCAACCTGGTGCAAGCAGCAGGTTCGGCACAAGACCAAATGTCGGATATACGCTTCTTACAAGCTCAAGACCGGTTTCCTCGCCGGTGTTTGCATCGTAAGAACCGATTACATCGGAAGCGGTTACGTTTGCAGGAGCGAGCTTGTAACCCTTGAAGGTTAAGCTTGTAAGGCCGTCTGCTAATACCGTAGCAACTAAAAATCCGTCGTTGTTGAATTCCAGTGTGTAATCCTTGCCGGAAGTGAGAGACGCTCCGTCAGACTCCACGGTAATGCTACTAAGAATAACACCTTCCGCTGTAACGGTTGCCTGCTCATTTGTAATTGCAACAACCTCTTCGTATGCTTCTCTGTGGATAGCCGGGTCAAGCACATTACAAATAACGATAGGTGCCACACCGAATGCCTTAAAGAACGCATCCATTGCCTGACACAATGTATACTTCTCGTAGTCGGTGGAATAACCTACCGCGGATTTTGCCTCTGCAAAGCTATTGCAGAGAAATAACTTGTTGGTAGCGTTCGCCGGATCGGAAGCTAAGTTTACCGGTGCTGTACCGAAAATAACCGGTACGCCAGCTTCGTTATAAACGGGGGTCGGAACGCTGGTCGGATTCTCCTGAATCCGGATGCCATGCTGATAAGCCATGTCTGTTTACCTCCTATTTGAATTTATTTTTAACTTGGTTGCAAATGCTCTTGAGAGCGCTTTGCTCTTTGTTAATTTCCTTGATTGCCGCGGCTGCCGTTCCGATTTCCACGAAAAGCTTCCGCATGGCAGGAAATTCTTTGATGCAGTTATTGACCTTTTCCGGAAGGACGCCGTCCTTGAATACGGTGGAATGTCTGATGACTCCTGTAATGGAAGGTCCTACGTACATTAAGTTCTTCTTTGCTGTTTCAGTCACAGCCTTCTTTTCTGCCTTAGTGCTCATGCAAATTCATCCTCCCTTCTGATAGCCGCAATATTGAAGCTCAGGCTACATGCACCGAAAGAATACGGATAATACGTATCTTCCTGCATTGCCCAGCTGAATTCTCCTCCATATACAGCCTTTTCCTTTAAGCATGGATTGACGTGGAATCTATGATATATTTTTTGAATAATATTCATAACGTCCCTGTGTCCCTGATTATTCAGGTCGTCGTCCCATACTCCGATAATGATTACCAATCTAACCACATTGTTACTGTCCCGGCTTCCTGCGTCCTCGCCGCTGTTAAGCCGGACAATGATATAAGGAACCGGGTCCGCATCGTCATCTGATGCATTTACGGGAAGTCCTTGAGCGTATACATTCATCGGTACTCGCTCACCGCCCGGTGTTTTATATGAAAACTCCTGCAGAAGCTCTTTGATATCCTCCACAAGTAAATCCTGTAAGACAAGCGGTGTCGTCATGGTCTGCCCCTCCTGCTATTTTAAAAATCGAACAATCTGTATCTGAATATTCCGCATCAGCATATCGTTTACATCATCATGTACTGAATCCATGTAAACCGTTTCTTCCATCTTTGGAATGGAAGGCGAATAAAGTGACTTGATAGCCTCCTTATTTTTGCCCTGCATCCTGCTGCCAGGAACACGCTGTGCAAAAGCGATATGGTCATTTCCGCCTTTATTCGGGTACTTAACCACAAACGCTTTATACTTGTCCCCGGAAGCATCCGGCCGCAATGCCATTTTGTGAAGCTTGCCGTTTCGAAGTACCTTACTCCTTACCCAGGAAGGAGCGCCGCGTCCACCAGGAAAGTACGTATCAGGCTTCAGTACAAAGTGCTTGGGCTCCTTGATTCCACTCGTCGCCCGAATCGTCGCTGTGAGCGTTTTTGCCGTTGCCTGCGTTATTTTGTTGGCGCTCCTGATATCTCCAACTCGTCCGCTTTCATAGCGGTACTTTTTCTTTGCTTCACTCGACATTCGCTGTTCCACTTCCTTGGCGGTTTTATTGATGGCATTTTTAAGGACCAGCTTTGTCTTATCTCTCGTCATGCCGAGTTCCGACTCAATCTCCCTTAAATCCTCCATCTCAACCTGAAAATAAACACGCATCATGTCCTGTTCGCCTCCAGACACAGTGAATAAACGCCATCCTCGTTGATAGCATCAGACACAAGGTACGATTTTTTATCAAATGTAATCGCCCTTCCAATTTGAGGAAGGGCGCCGAAATCTTCTGCCCTGACATAAATAAGAAGCTGCTTAATAAAAACGCCATCAGCATACAAGGATTTCTTGTACTGATAGCGTTTTTCTCGGTCTATCTGCTCGTTATTGTCAATGATGCAGGGCATTTCCACACCGTTAATTATGTGGCGCTCCGTGAACTCATCCTCATTCATAAACACGTTTTTATTATCAAGCAATATCTGCTCCTTGAATGTCATGTCGCGGCTCCTTTACTTTTTACGCTTTTGTGTTGCCGGAACTTTGCCGGCTAAATTCTCTGCGCTTTCTGAACTGACTGCCTCTCCTGCAAGCCCCGGTTCTGCCGTGGCAGGCTTAGCCTTTGCGGCACTGGCCTGTTCTGTTTTCCACACTGCAGTACCTGCCTTTAACCAGGCATCAACCATATCCGGATAATTTGCAGGAAGCGCATCTCCTACGTTGTACTGATGGGAAAGGAACAGAATCGGATATACGGCAACAAGTTCTTTGCTGCCGCTATCCTCGATTTCTTCCTCACCGGCGACATCTTCGGGGTTCTCGGTGGTTCCTTCCGGCTCAGTGGTTCCTTCTGGCTCGGTGGTTCCTTCCGCTCCCGTATTCTCCGTAACTTCACCTGCAACCGCTTCAACGGTTTCTTCTGTTAAGTTCTTTGCATTCGCCATAGTGCCCTCCTTCTTAGCCCAGAAGCTTTACAAGAATTACTTTTGCATCTGCAGTAGCTGCCGCTGCCGCATAACCGGCAGGCGTACCGCCGGTTGCGTTGGTAATACCGGTGCCATCGAAGTACACCGCTGCGCCCATTGCAATTTCTTCTGTGCCGGTCTTTTCAATCTCGTACACGCCGGTTACATGAAGGGAACCCTTCTCGCCCGGATTGATGGAAGTACCAGCAATGCCGATTCGTGTTCCAAGACTGATAATAGTGTTGGCTTCAATAGCCGCGGTTGTATTGTTTACATAATCAAGGCTCTCGCCTCTCTGCCAATAAGTCGCTTTAGACATGTTTGTTTACCTCCTGTTTATTTTTTTACGCTAACGGATTTGCAACCACAACGCCCGGATTCTTGATAGCGCCGCGCCAATCCATAACGCTGATGCCCCAGTCAAGATAAATATCCCATACAAAGCCGAGAGTGCCCGGGGTTTCCATTCTTCTGATGGTAGGAATTTCCTGACCGTTCAGGTAATCCACCTCAATGAAGTCTGTGTCGTCCTTGGAACCTAACAGCCACCATGGCATTACATTGCCGTAACCACCGCAAAGCACGTTAATTGTCGGATCCTCGATAACCTGGATAGAACTTGCGTAGCGGTAAAGCGGATTAACAGCCTGAGTGTTGTCGGTGGTGTTGATGGTAGGGCTGTTGAACAGTGTATAAATTTCAAACGCCATGCCAGACGGAACGATAAGAGTTGCCGGTCTGATGATACATGCTTCGCCGAATTCATCAAGCTGTCCCTGTAACGCCTTAATCATGGTCTGCATGGATGCCTGGGTAATACCGGAGCCGGTCTTTACAAGGTTGCCGTGCGCCTCGCTGAATAAAGCAGTGCCGTCATAAATAGCAGGGTTCTTCACAAGAATCTCGTAAACCTGCTTATTGATGGTCTTTCTTGCGGAAGCAGCGTACTTGGCAGGAATTCTGGTTACGAGGTCAATGTCGTCATTGATGAACGCCTGACGGGTCAAGGTGAACTGACGACCGTAAGTCTTTAACTTTCTGGTCGGACGCTTTTCATCCTTGAAGGTGTCGTGCTTCAGTTCGCCACCTTCCGGAACTTCTAAGAACTCACCGGCAGGTCCTGCAAGATAATTGTTGTCGTGGGTCTTGAAATCCTTTAAGCTGCCCTTCTTGGTCCACTGGTCAAAGGTAACAGCCACAGTCTTATGTCCCTGAACGTACGCTTTGTTGATAGCGTTATCAAGGATTGCAGGGAAAGCTGCGGTAGGGTTGAAGAACTGGCGCTGTAACATATCGTAGAGGTCTGCGGAAGAACGTCTGTTAAGACCAGTCTGTCCTTCTGCTGTTAAACATTCGATAGCCAAGTCGCGAAGGGACATACCCATCATCTGTCTTGCGCCTTCTGCCGGGTTCTGTAACTCAAGGCCGCTTCTCATAACGAGCGCGTCT